GCCGAGGTTGTCGAAGAAGCCGGGCTTCGGGGGAGCTGCCCCAGATGCGGCATATTCGCTGAACCCTACCCCCGGCTGGAACGTCGAACCTCCCGGAGGTCCAAGATCGGCAGCGGTGCCGATCGGACCCGTAGCCCCCGGAGCGCCGGCCCCAGTAACCGCCGACGCAGTGGGCGAGGCAGGAACTGCGCCCTCTGCACCAGCAGGTTGTGCCGCCGCCGCGTCCTGCGGAGTCGCACCGGCAGGCTGTTGCGGGCCTTGAAGACCTTGCAATGCTCCGGCGGTCAGACCGGCCATGGCACCGGTACGAAGCGCTTCGCCAGGCTTCATGCCCAGCGCCAAGCCAGCGCCAGTGCCCAAGAGGCCTGTGCTCAAGCCAGTGCTCAAGGCAGTTCCGGGCGCAACAATTGGAGACAGGAATTGCGAAACCCCCTTCAACGGGCTTCCAAGGCCTCCAAAGTCGCCGCCACCGCCAATGTAGCCTAGCGCCCCGGAGATCAAGGCATCTTTCATCGAACCGCCGCCTGCCAGCGTCACTGCACCGGCTGACAGCGCCGCTGTGCCCGCCGAGCCAAGTGTCGCGCCCAAGGCCGTAGGTCCGAGGACCATGGCCAATCCGACTGTCGCCAGTACCCGACCAACAGGGTTTTCGAGCACTTTCTTGGCTACGTTGACGACGGATTTGACGGCGTCCACTACGCCACCGAAAACTTTTTGGAAGAACTTCTTGAAGAACTCAGGCAGCCCTGTCTCTGGATTGATCGTCCCCGAGCCACCCATGCTTTTGAGCATCTCCGCCTCTTCCGGCGTGATGTGCGCAAGCATCGTGTCGCCACGGCGGCCCTTGGAGGCAAGGTACTGCGCCATGTCGGCAAGACCACCCTCGGCCATCTGCATCGGGGGAGGGGCGGGCTCCTGCATGACAGGGCTCATCGTTATCGGGGCCTGTGCGCCACGGATCTGCGAGAGCTTTAGCTCGTTGAGAACCGCGAGGATCGTGCTCAAAAGCTCGAGGTCATATTCTTCAGGCAAGTCCGCCGCATCCACAACACCCTGTTGGATGATCTGCGAACGGAGCTCTTTGTACCGGCGAGGATTGTTGATCAGCTCCTCGAACATCTGGATGATGAGGCTGAGTTCCTCCGGGGCGATTTCAATGCCCGCCAAAGACTGGCCGAGCTCCCCCTGGAGCCCCGCCAACGCATCAGGATTGGCCATGCCAAGCGCCGTCAGCGCGGCATCGTAAGAGTCAGTGCTCGTTACGGTCGGCCGCTCGGCCCGTGATCCGCGTTCCTCGGGCCCCGGCATAGGGAGCGCCATGATCCCTTCATTTTCCATGATGTTCCTTTCCTTGACTGGCCAATAGCCCTAGCGAGGGCCGCGCGCCGGGAAAGGACGCGAGATTGGCTGAGATTATCCGATAGGTCATAGGGCCCTGTCCACTGTCAAGTCCGGTCAATTTCCAAGTAGGACAGATAGAAGTGGACGGTTGCGATGCTGGACGTGACGCGCAGCTTGTCGCCGGCCTCCAGGACACACGGGATGCCGCTGAAAACGTCAAAAGTGGTGTTGACGGTGAGCGAACGGTCCTTTTGCAGGTAGTAGGTCGTTCCAGTCCCCGTATGGGTCACGGTAATAGCCGCCACGCCCGTTCCGGCGTTGGTGACGCGCAAGGAGCGCACGACTGCAAGGTTGGCTGCCGGAACTTCATACAGATCCGTGGCCGTGGCCGCAGCCGGAATAAGGACCTTGCGTAAGTATTTGTTGGCCATCTATGCCTCACTGGGTCAGGTCGTAAAACGAGATTGATCCGACGCCACTGCCCTTAGTTGCGCCGTCCACGGTTCGCACAGCCAGGGTATAGATGTCGCTGACTCCGGCAATCGTTGCTCCCAACTGCAAATCAAAGTTGTACCCGTTGGGCAGGCTTGTCTCACTAACTCCGGCACTGCCACTGCTGGTCACATAGTCAGTCTGCACAATCGTGCCAATGCTTGAGATTGCCGTTGCCGCCACGTCGTATTCGACGTTGGTGTCTGATGGCACGGTGGCCGCCCAGGTTGCACCTGTCAAGGTCGGATTTTTGAGCAGCACCACTTCGTAGTTTTGGCTGGTAAGAGGCAGGAACTGCACGCGGTTGGGTAGCACAACAGCGCCTGTACGGCCGGAAGCCAGACGAATGGAGACAATCGGAAAGAACGTCGCGGTCGTATCAATGTTGGTAAAGACTGTGGTGCGTCGCGCCACATGATCGATGGACGTCTGCTCGAAACCCCCTTCCGAGATCACCGTACAACAGATCGATTTCATGCTGGCTGCTACCGCAGCAGTGGTCGTAACAATCTCATAGCGCACGGGCAGCGTCGCGGTCGTCATGTAAACAGAGCTGCCGTAGACGTTGGCAGTGTTGAAGGTGTGGCAGACGATGTATTGGCCGTTGATGATAAACCCACATCGAACAGAACCGACACCCAGCCATTCAAAGTCCATCCAAAGGATCTGAGGCTTGGTGAGATCCAGCGTCAGTCCGCTGGCCCCCGTGCCGTTCAACTTGTCGCCGTTCCAATCAGCTTGGTTCGCGAACCGCGCATCAGATGGCGAGCCCGACGTAGATGTCCTTACAACAAACGACAACGTGGAGCCCGTCCTCTTAAAGAACACGCCGTTGCTTGCGTTGTAGTAACCGGCCTGTTGCGTCAGATTGGCGCTGGTGCTGCTGTCCATGACGAACGTCGCAAGAACCAAAAGCCCCTTGCCAGGCTGATACGGGAACGAGCGGTACGACTGACGGACCACGGAGCCTACGCCCGCGCCCGTGACTTCCATCTTGACGGCGCCCTCGTTAGACAGGAACGAAGTGGTCCCCGTTCCCGTCGTCGAGACGTCAAACTGATTGTCCGCAGCGTAGCGGTTCTGACTGTCAAAAAGCGTGTAGGGCTCGCTGACGCGCAGGCGACCAAACGCATCTGTGTTGGTGCCGCCGATAGAGATGGGAACTGGCAAACCGGTTGTGTCCATAAATCCTCCGCCGTCTCCGTACCATGCGTACGCCGAGTCCTTGTCCTCGGTGACGACCGGCGAATACGTGTTGTTGAGCTGAAAGATCACCTGCTCGAGCGAACGTATGAGCTGGTTGAACTGCTCTGCGCTGTACTCCCGTGGAGCCGCGTTGGGCAGACGGACGTTGGTGATCTTGCTCATCGCAAGCCGTCTTTTTGTATGTCAACCCGCATCGTGCCAAAGCGCCAGTTGCTGCCCAGTTCGTCGCTTTCAATACGAAGCTGGATCTGTCGCCCCCGCGCCCGCGTATCCACTTTCTGTGTGGTGGGTGTGATGACGTACGGATCAAGCGAACTGGGGCTGGCGCTGGCTTGCGGGAAGGCCCGCAGCAGCAGTCGGACCGTCAGGTTGTTCACCTGATTTTTAAAGTCCGGGATGAATCGGCTCATGAGCAACATGTCGTCGCCGTCGCCGATGTCAAAGTAGCCTGAGACGATGTACGCTTCAATCGGGTCGTTTACGGCATTGACACCGTCTTCTTGGTTGTACAGACGCGTGCGGCCGGCAGTTAAGCCGTAGATCGTGTTTCCGTATGTCGGGGTTTGCGTGGAATCCACGGAGTAAGTGCAGGCAATCGGCTTGGCAAACGTGTTCATGTCCACCCAAGACGTGCGAGGCATCGTGCCGATAGACCAGACGTTTTCCATGTAGTTGTAACTCACGAAGCGGTCAACGTAATCGCTCGTAAACGAGCAATACCACCACGTCACTTCGTTGAACTGCGTGTTGATGCCGACATGAACCTGAAAGCTCTGGATGAGGTTGATGTCCTTGAACACGTAGTCTTGTACGGTGCAGGGAATCTTCTTGACCGTGCCATCAAACATGAAGAACGCATCACGGCCCATCCAATACGCCACACCGTTTACGTCCGCCGCTGCATGCGGCCCGATGCACCCACAGTTGGCACCGAGCTGCTGGAAGCCGAAGGTGTAGGGCGGCCCAAGATACTGCTGGCCATGAAGCGATGTGTCCGTCCAGATCAAGATCTGGCCCCGTGAACGGACAGCCGTGATGATGGTGTTGCCGTCAGTCAGGCGCTGGCCACCGGCCGTGTTCGTGGCCGTCGCCACAAAGGTGTTGATGTCCTCTTGGTTTGAGAACCGCACAAACATCGGGTCCTGCGTACTCGGCGAGCCAATCGTGCCCTCGGTGCCAAAACAGACCAAATGCCTGTCCGGCGTGGATACCAGCGCGTACTTGCTCTTCGTAGGCGCACCAGAAATGGCCACGGCCCGCGTGCCAAGGCCCCCGCTTGGCAGCCACTCATAGATGCCCCCGTCAAGGGCCTGCGCAATCAGGTTCTCACCGTAGGTGTCAAATTGCCAGACACGCGGGTTGAGCTGCAACCCGGCAGACGGAGGACGTGGCGTGCCCCATGTAAAGAATCCCCACGTGCCCGTGCCCCAGCCAAAGTCTACGTAACCTTTATCTGAGCCGACATTGATCTGGTATGCAGCATTTGCCGTTCCCGCTCCGGTGGCTGTGCTGCTGGCTTGCGCGGGCGACGTGATCCGATAAGTGCTGGAGCTTAAGACCTCAACAATCTGAAACTCGTTGGTCAAACTTGCGTTGGTAATCCCGCCAGGGTTCCCGGTGACGCTGGAAAAGGTCACAAAGTCGCCAGTGATGGCTCCGTGCCCAATGTCGTTCACCACGACGTTGGTACTGCCACTGGTGGTGTCAAACGTCACCCCCGTGCTCGTGTGCCGAATGGGGGTAATATCGGCCCACGTGCCACCATAGAAAACGTAGATCTTGCGGTTGGTTCCAAGCGCCGCGCGTGGCGACCCATCCAGCGCGGTCCATGTAAAAACCTCGCTGGTGTACCCGATGAAGTAGGCCTCGGTGTTGTTGAAGTTGGTCCAACCGCCCATCTTCTCCGGCAAGCCGTACCGAAAGCGAACGTAGTCGCAATCAACCCAGCCGCCCTCTGCACCGTACTCGGTGTTTTGCTTGTCGATCCCAGGCTTCAAAAACAGTCGTAAGAGCGGCATGTCATGTCCTAAGTGATGGGGCCACCCACCAACCACGCGTCACACGTGCGATCACCGGCGCATTTGAAATGGAACAGCTCGCAGTAGCCAAGGTTCGCGGCGGCGATCACGTCGTCCGCGTAGCTCTCATGCTCCTCCGGCTCACTCTCGATGCCATCTGCGATGCACTTGAGCATCTGTGCGGTCTGGATGAACGCGCCACAGTTGCCGCAACGCGCCTTCTTTGCCTCTCGCACCGTCGTGTCCCACATGTCCGCTTTCTTCTGCCAGAAGACGCGCGACTCCGACTCAGGGTTCAAGGGCCCGTAGCCGTATTCCTTGATCGCGTGATTGCGGTTCTTGAGGTTGATGTGGATGTCCACCGTCGCAGTCGGACACGCCTTCATGCCCTTGGCATAGGCCTGCTTGATCCCGCTCGCAATGGCGTCCTTTTTGACGGTGGCCATGGGGCCTCCTACATGGTCGCCCCGGACGCAGCCGGGACGGTAGTGATCTGGATCGCGACTGAACGCTTCAAGTTCAACGGCTCAAGGCAATCGGAACACGAATCAGCAGCAAGCTCCGCTTCATCGAGATCATAGCCGCAATGAGCGCAAACCGCCTCAACCTCATGCGCGGGCTCGATGCTGCCATCGGGCAGCGT